CCGGCCATCTCCATCAAATCCTTATTCTGCCACGTCTTGATGGGCTCAATCATCACATTGCCCTGACGCTTGCACAACGCCGACCTGTCGGAACCAAACCGCGCGACGTCCAAGCCCCAAACAACCGGCGTCGTAGGCGCAGCCTCAACGTCACGCTTGACCGCATCCTCAACCAGATGCAGCGGCAACAACACGTCGTCGGATTGCGTCGGAAACTCGCCCAAGACGCGCACGCGGTATACGTTGCTTTCCCCGCCATACTTCTCGGCCATTTCGCGGATAAACTTGGGGTCGACGTACTCGCCTTCCTCGCACGACACCGTAATGCAGTGCCACTTCTCGCGGTCATTGTGGAACGCGTCGTAAAAATAGCCGTCGGTTCTGGTGGGGTTACCGCACATGATAATCTTCGCACCGGGGGTACTTAACGCGCCGCTGGCCGTCTCAAAGATAATCGCGGGTATGCCAGACGCCTCCTCGACCACAAACAGCATATGGGGGCTGTGAAAGCCCGCCAAGCTCTCGGGGTTCTCCCTGCGGCTGGTACGCGCCACCGCAAAGCTGTCAGACGCACCCTTGAGGGCAATCTTGTCCGACTTGAAATCCAGCAACCCCTTAAACGCGGGCGGCATGTTGCGCGCCCAGCGGTCGATCTCCGTCCACAAGACGTCCGATAGCTGGTGCGCGCTGTTGGCCGTCACCGCCACCTTGCACGGGTAATGCGTCATAAGCCACCAAAGCACGACCCAGCTCTCGAAGGCCGTCTTGCCCACGCCGTGACCAGATTTGATGGCAACCCTGTCATTCGCGGCAATGGCTTGTAACGCCTTCCTCTGCCAAACTTGGGGGGTGGCTCCAAGGATCGTCTCGACAAACAGGCAGGGGTCGGCGCGCAGGGCGGCTATGGTTTCGGCGGTTAGCTTGGTGTCGGTCATGTTAAATCCATCCTATTTTCGTATCAGTGGTGCCGCGATCCCAGACAAACCAAGCGTAGGCCGTCGTGCCGGTACTGGTCGGAGCCTCATCGCCGCGCCAAATAGTCAGGCGCTTGGCAAACACCCAGACCCTCGACGGCGGCGCTACGTCAAAAAGCTCGGCCTTGCGCCTCTTGGATTCAAGAAACGACAGCCGCAACAGCCAGCAATGCTTTTCTGCGCCAAGGTCTATGGCCTTCTGGATAAACGCCTGAGCGTGCTTATAGGGCGGGTTTGTGACGATATTAGGCGCAAGGAGCTGGTCTGCCGCCAAGAAGTCAGCGTTTGACGCCCCGAACCCATAATCGTGCAAGTCAGTGCTAATGACCGCGTTTTTTTCCGACAGTATGTCGCTGATGGCTCCGTTACCGCAGGCAGGCTCCCATATATCGCCGCGAAACGCCTCAACCGCTGCCAAGGCGCGTGTGGCCAGTGGCGGGGTTGGGTAAAAATCATTTTCGTGGCGGCGGGTGGTCATGCGATTTCTCCGAAGGGGGGGTGGTAGCCCGCGTTATCCGTCAATGGTGGGGGGTGGTGTGGGTGTATATATTTTTTTGCCCGCCCCCTGCCCTGAGTTGACGGGGGGGTTAACGAAAATCTGGTTAACTTTGAGCATGTTTTGCAGAAATGTCGCATAACGTTAATTATGCGCAACGCGTATCGTGCAAATACAATGACTTAGCTGCCTGTGGATAACTTTTTACCTTTTTTTGTGCTGTTTGCCTGCTTTTTAGGCAGATCATTGTTAACTGAAATCTGGTTAACTTCGGTCGCGCGTGCGCGTACTTCATCCACTTGTGTGTTCTCTCTGCTATCAGCTATCCGCTTTGCTGCCTTCTCGGCGATTGCTTGGTTCACTGTTTGCAGGACGTCCAGATAGCTGCCACCGTCCGACGCTGCCACATCTATCTGCTGTCTGTCGCCGTACATCTTCGGCGTCATGCGAGCCGCCTGCCACTTCAGTATGTCAGCAGCCAGCCTGCCGCTTTGCGGGTCGATCTGCCCCGTCATTGCGCCACGCTTGATCTCGTCTAGTTGATCTGCGAGCACCATACCCCTGAACTCTAGAGCCAGACGATACTGCACCTCAAACGCTGGATCAGCCGCTATGCGCCTGCTGATAGTAACCCAGCTCCGCATAGACTTATCCTTGCACACTTTGCTCACTGCCTCGCCAGACGCCACGCGCTCCAGAAACTTGTTGATCACCTCGTCAGGTGTCTTAGCGGTCATCGTCGTACTCCCATTCAGCCCCATCATCAAACGTGATAACCATAGTCGGCTTATCCTCGATCACCAGCAGCGGCTCACGGCACTTGGAGCATATGATCGACTGCATACGCTCGTAGACGTATCCGTGTGTCTCCATCCCGCAATGGTCACAATCCACAGGCTCGGAGAAGAAGCGCACAAAATGCCGGTCGTTGAGGTTTAGCACGTCACCCATTCACATCAACACATTCCGCAGCGCAGGCCAGATACCCAGCCCCGTCGACGTAGTTGTCTTCGTGATACGGATTGCCACGCGCTCTGGCTATCTTTAGCAGCGTCATCATCAGCCCAACGTCATTGGCCGTGATTTTCTGGCCAAGGTATTCAGACCAGTACGCGGCAATCGAGTTGAAGTTGCTTTCCATATCGCCGTGGTCGGCAGCCCGATCAACCGTAACCTTTTGTTTTGCGTCGTCGAGCACTTCATTTCTTTTCATTTTTTATTTCCCTGTTAACTATTTTGAGGCCGCAAACTATGCAGTCCTGCCTAATCACGTCACCATCTGGGTCAGTTGTGGTTAGCACGCTGCGGCACGATGGACAACGCCCATCGGACAAGCGCCTTGCAATTGTACCCCTACCAGCCACTATCATCCGGCTCTCCCTTCACGTCTCTGAACGCCACCTCTATTTCAGCGATTGGCTCATAGCCCCGAAGCAACTCCCTCGGCCACACCTCGACCTTGATGCCCGCCCCGTACCGCACAATGTGCACGGTCAGGTTACGCACGTCGACCCAAGTAGACTGCCCAAGCAGTTGATACTCACGATCCTTCAATATTTCTGGTCGTTCTTTATCCTGATCCATATCAGCCACTATACACTCCAAGCGCATCCATTTAAAACGGAATTTCGTCGTTTAACATTTCCTTCGGCGCCTTGATGCTCTCTATCTCCGCGCCCGCGAATATATCCTTGACGTTTTCAACCAAGTTCCGCGCCTGATTTTCCTTCAGCCACTCAGCCAAGACCCTGCCAACCTCGTCAACCGTGAAAACCATCATATCTCGGTTTTCGCGCTTGACCTTCACCGCCTCATACCCATTCGGCACGACCGCCAGAGGCTTGCCATCCGGCATCCTGCCCTCGATGTACTCGCCGGTTAGTGGCTGCCGCCCTGCGGCTATTGCTGCGGCCTCCAAGGCAGCCACCCCCCTCAACGTGACTTCCACCTGATGCTCGACGTCACGCTGATCCTCTATAGCCTTATTCAGCCGATCCATCTGAGCCTCGAACCTGCCCCTCAGCTCAGTGCCCACAATCCAAGGCAGCCTATCCACCCCCCACTTCAGCTCAATTGCCGACACAACCTCATCATACTTAAACAGCGCATCCTGCATCCGACGCATCGCCCCATTGCTAGGCGCATAGTAAACCCTGTTAGGTTTAGGCCTGCCCCGCGTTGTTTTTTTAGTCGCCATCACTAATCCCCTTAATCATTTCTACATCGGCTCGTTTTAGGGTCGGTCGGGTAGGCTACCCTTAGGGTGTAGCCGACCCAACCTACCTCGGCTGAAAACGCCAACCGACCTCGGTTGAGGCCTAAATTCCACCCGACCTTTTACGCTAAGTCCTTGTTTATCCAGCATTTGAGGTCGTCTACAATTACCAGCCCTTTATCCTGCAAAGCCTGCCTTGCGGTGTTCCGCTGTTCTGGCGTCAAGTCGGGCGATTTTCGCTTGTGAGCCTCGTTCCAATCGGCCACTCGGACGACCTTTTCGCCCCTATCTATGATGAGGTTTTGCAGCGCCATAAACGCGTGCTCCTGCCGCCCTGAGGCTGGCTTGGCTGACCGCTTCTTCTTTGGCTTGTCGCCCTCGTCGACCCGCCTGAGCACCACCGACGAGCCTGCCATATTCTCGATTGGCACCATCTCCAACGTGATGTCCGGATCAATTGCCTCTGCGTCTTTCTGCTTTTCTACGCGCATTGTGACCCACTGCTCGTCCTTTGTGACGGCAATGGAGGTGTCTACTGCCCCCAAGATGGCCGACGAACCCCTTGCCCCGCGCTCGGCTGACTTGCCAGAGTGATGCACAAACACGACCGCGCAGTCGACGTGGTTGCGGATGGCATCAGCCGCCGCGATTACAAGCCCAGTCTCAGTCGAGCTGTTCTCGTCGGCGCCCAGCATTGCGCGCGCCAATGTGTCGATGTAAACCGCCGTCCACTTCCGGTCGAGCCGGTCAATCGACCTGATCAACTTCTCGACCTCGCCCTGATCGCGCATATTTATCGCAATCGGGAGCATGTGGAAGTGCCCGCTTGTGCCGAGGCCTTTGGTGTTCTTCCACGCCCTGACGCGAGCCCCAAGGCCGCCCACGCCCTCGCCGGCTATGTAAAGCACGTCGCCCTGCTTGGTTGGCATACCCTGCCACTCAATGCCGTGCGCCTGACAGAGCGCCATATCGAGGCTGATGAAGCTCTTGCCGCTGCCCGGCGCGCCGTAGATCATGCTAAGGCCGTGCGCCGTAATCAGCCCGACGTCGCCCTCGCCAACAGCCCACTCGATTGGCGGCATGTTCATCAGGTAATCCTCGTCGACGAACTCGAAGTAGTCAGCCTCGTCGTTATTATCGTTGTTATAATCCTCTGCCGTAACCTCGATTGCCGGCAATGACGTTATAACGTCACTGGCCTTGACCTCAGCCAACAGGCTGTCGCGGTCGTGCGTCGCCAGATAGTCGACCACGTCGCCCTTGTCCGGCAGGCCTGAAAGGCTCACGACTTTGATGCCCTTCGCTATGCCAAACAGGTTTTGCGCCACAATCTGGGCGTGCTGATGGCCGACGTCGTCGTTGTCCGGCAGGATAACCACGTTGCGACCCTCGAACCACTTGTTGAGTACGCCTTGCCATTTCTTAGCCCCGCCGTGGCTGGTAGTAGCCAAAAGGCCTAAAGTAGCTACTTTTTCCGCCGCCTTCTCGCCCTCAACCACGAAAATAGGGTCATTTGGGCGCGCCAGTATCTGCGGCAAGTTGTACGGCAACGCCTCGACGCCTTTCATGCTCCAAGAGTAGCCGCCGTTGCCGTCCGGCACGCGCTGCCGAAAATCCTTCGGCTCATACCTGACGACCTCATAGCGAACCTCGCCGTGCTCGTCGACGTAGCTGTAGCACTTCGACATGAACTTGGATGGCTGGATTGTAGTCTGCTGTTGTCTGGCTATGCCAAACTTGCGCTCCAGAATTTCCGGTATTGTCTCAAACCCAGTCGGCTCGTTTTTCTTTACGAGGCAAATTACGCCCCCGCCCTCGTTTTCCTGAAAATCAAACCAAGTCCCTTTGCGCAGGTCAATTTCCTTTGACCCGTGATTGCCCCAGCGCAGCGTGTGCCCGCGCTTAATCGTCGGCTCACCCCAGTAAGTTCTGGCGACCTGCTCGATGTAACTTGAAATATTTGTCATTG